AAATGGTCGGTGCTAGTGTTGGTACTGCTGTGGCCCCTAGTCTCACTGGGATTCCCTTCGTTGGTTGGGTTCTTGCTGGAGCTGCTACGATGATGGGTATGGATGCAGGAGAGGATATTGGTGGTACAATGGTAGAAAGTATTAATCCAAACTGCGAATCCGAGGATCTCAAAGATGCATCTTGAAGAAAAAATTGAAACTACAGAAGCAAGGATTAAAGAACTCCAGATGCTAATTGAGGCATGGAAAAAATTAATTGAGGAGAAAAAAAAGAATGAATCATCATGAATTGATTAATAAATTATCTACTGTTATTCGTTGTTCTTATAGCTCATTACCAGGAATTAAACCTTTACACCTTAGTCCAGAGATGTCACAGATCTATGGAACTATGGATGATGAGAAGTTACAGATACATAATGAAGTATATAAGTGTCCAGGTCTTCGTAAGATTCATCTAGAAACTGCTAAGTTAGGATCTTTAGATGTCCTGCACTGTGTATTTTTTCCAGATTCAAATTATGACTTACCAATCTTTGGTGCTGATGTTGTTGCTACTCCTAGAGGAGTTGGGGCTGCTATCGTTGATTTATCACCTGTTAGTGACTTTTCTCCCACCCTTACCGAGAAGTTAACACATATAAGCACATCCTTTAATTTTAAGGAAGAGAGAAAACTACCTGAATGGGGGAGTATATTCTCATCCTATTGTAAATTTATTAGACCTACTAATAAGGCAGAAGAATCTAAATTTATTAATGCTGTAGAATCATATCTTACAATTTACACCTTAGCAGTTATGGAAGCAAAACCAACTGAAGGTCGAGAAGAAAGATTAAAAGCACAATTACATTATTGCAATCAGCAGAAGAAGAACGATAAGACTCGTGGCATCCTTGAGAGGTGCTTCAGTAAGGAATGGGCAGATAGATATATGGATGAAGTGTTGTTTGATGAACCTAAATAGTGAGACTATATTATTAACCTTCGGTGATAGTTGGACTGTAGGTGATGGTGCTGGTTATACAAAAGGTATGACCAAAATACGCTATGACGAATTATTCAAATGTAATGATGATATTTGTTGGGAGAAGGGTTGGCGAAAAAAGGTAATAGACCATTTTGGTATTGATCATATAAATTTTAGTACTTTTCATAGTACTAATACATCACAGTTCCAACTTGGTAAAGAATTTTTTATTAGTAAAAGATTCCAAGAGTTGTGTAAAACCAAGAAAAAGATTATTATATTATGGGGTATCACTAGTTTAAAACGTGATAATGGTAATATTAAAAACTTGGAAGTTGATATTCTTCATTGGAACCAATACCTTAAACTGTTAAATAAAGGTGTAGAACCAACTATTATTAATTTTTGGTATGATACTTTTAACTCCAAGGATTATGGTATAAAACCATCAAACTTTATAGGTATTAAAAGTAATAAGAGAGACCTCTTATCTCTTATATGTCTCAACTTCAATAAGAATTCTAATGAATTAGGATCTGGTTTTGAATTTGCTGAACATAATAAGTTAGTTGATCCTTATACTTATCATCCCAGAGCAGAGCAACACTCTGTAATTGCTAATTACTTTATTGATTATCTAAAACCTCATATGTAAAATGGCTACTTCAAGAAATCTTTATACCAATCAATTATCTAATAGGAACTTCTTATCCTCTGTAGGATTTAGATTTACTTTGAGTAGAGCTAGGAAGGTATCATTCTTATCAAACTCTGCAAATATACCTGGTTTACAGTTAGGTGTAGCAGAGCAACCAAACTACTTAAAGAACATTGATATTCCTGGTGATAAAATGTTCTTTGATGATTTTGTTCTTAGGTTTATTGTTGATGAAGATCTAGAGAACTACATGCAGATACAGAACTGGATGCGTGGTTTAGGATATCCAGAATCATTGAATGAGATTGATAGACTTCAATGGACTAATAAGCAGAACCAACCAGATGCTAAGTCAATGGACATATATTCTGATGGAACACTACAAGCACTGAACAGTAACCAAAGAGTTCAGTTCCAAGTTCAATTTCAAGATATGTTCCCAATAGGATTGTCAGATTTGGCATTTGATGCTACTAACCCAGATGTTGAATACTTTACAGCAGAGGCAGTTTTCAAGTACACTATATACACAATACAATCACCAGAGGGTAAACGTTTATGATATTTTGGATTGGATTTTTCGTTATGTTCTTCAACGAAGGATTTGTTATGATGAGGCACGTATCACCGTGGTTCGCAAGGAAAAGAGATGGTTTTATTAAAAAGTATGGTGATAATATCTGGTATAGATTCCACGGTACTTTAGATTATGTCTGGATGGGACTTGTAATTTGTGGGTTGATAGTCAACTCTAATAGATTATTCCATCTAGCAGTTTTAGCTACCTTCTGGGCTATGTCATTTGCAATATTCTATGCACCAAGGTGGATAAAGAAGTGGATACAAGATGGAGGATTTGATGGATGACACTTGACCTTGATATGATACAAAAAATGTGGGAGAAAGACTCCAACATTGACCTTGACAATTTACATACAGAGTCTATAAATATCCCTAAATTACATGCTAAATACTATGAGATCTATAATAACATAGTTCTTTTAAAGAAAAAAGCAGAACAACAGCGTAAGAACACTCGTCATGAGAGGTATGAATACTTCACGGGAAAAGCAGATCCTGAGGTTTACACAGAGAATCCCTTCCCTAAAAAGATTAGAGATAAAGACACACTTCAAAAATACCTAGATGCAGATGAGAGTTTAGCTTCAGTTAGTTTAAAAATAGATTATTATGATACTATTTTAAATTATTTGGAAAGTATACTTAGGGTTATTCAGAATAGAACATACCAAATTAAGAATGCTGTTGAATTTATGAAATTCCAAGCAGGTTATGGTTGATGTAGTTATTCATAAGTTAAATGAGGTGCATCTCAAGATAGAGGCTGAACCACATGTTGACTATGAATTAAGAGATCATTTTACATTTGAAGTTCCAAACGCAAAGTTTATGCCACAGTATCGTGGTAAGAATTGGAATGGGGAAATTCATTTATATGATTTACGATCTAAAAGACTTTATGTAGGTCTCTTGGATCGTTTAGTATCTTTCTGTGTTAATAGGGAATATAAATTTAAATTTGAAGATAACAAGTATTATGGATCACCTTTTGAGATAAATGAGCATATCTCTAGAGAAGGAGTAAAGGATTATCTAGCATCTATTACTAACCTTAAGGTAAGGGATTATCAGTTGGAAGGAGTATATGATGCTCTAAGGCGGAATAGAAGGCTATTGATATCACCCACTGCCTCTGGCAAATCGCTGATGATTTACGCAATCGTAAGGTACTTTGTAAGTAAGAACCAAAAAATATTGCTAGTTGTTCCAACGACATCTCTTGTAGAGCAGATGTATAAGGATTTTGAAGACTATGGTTGGAATCCTGATTCATATTGTCACCGTATATATTCTGGTAAGGAGAAGAGTAATGAATACCCAGTTACTATTACTACATGGCAATCTATCTATAAACTAGATCGACAGTTCTTTGTAGATTATGATGTAGTAATTGGAGACGAAGCTCATTTATTTAAGAGTAAGTCTTTAATATCTATAATGACAAAGCTAGAACATGCTAAGTATAGGTTTGGATTCACTGGTACTTTAGACGGCACACAGACCCATAAGTGGGTCTTAGAGGGAGTATTTGGTCCTTCCTATAAGGTGACTAGAACTGCTGAGTTGATGGAAAGCGGTCATCTCGCAAAACTCGATATTCAATGTATTGTATTAAAACATCCACCGCAAAAATTTGAAGTATTTGAAGATGAAGTTCAATATCTTATAAGTCATAATCAAAGAAATACCTTTATTAAAAATTTAGTTTTAGACTTAAAAGGTAATACTTTAGTGCTATTCCAAAGAGTTGAAGCACATGGTAAACCTTTGTATGATCTTATTAATGAATCTGTTGTTGGTGATAGAAAAGTCTTCTTTGTTCATGGTGGAGTTGATACTCAAGAGAGAGAAGAAGTACGATATATTGTAGATACGGAAGAGAATGCCGTAATTGTAGCATCATATGGTGTGTTTTCAACAGGTATAAATATTAGAAACCTTCATAATGTAGTTTTTGCTTCCCCATCCAAGTCTAGAATACGCAATCTCCAATCAATTGGTAGAGTTCTTAGGAAGGGTAATAACAAAACTAAAGCGAGACTATATGATATATCTGATGATTGTTCTTACAGGTCGAAGAAGAACTACACGTTAAATCATCTCATTGAGAGAATAAAAATTTACAACGAAGAAAAATTTAATTATGACATCGTAACTGTAAATTTAAAATAGGAGAATATATGGAAGACGATTTCTACGGAACAATTAAACTCAAAAGCGGTGAAGAGATATTCACAAAAGTTGCACCGTGCTTTGAAGAGAATAAAACTATATTGCTTATTACAAATCCTATTACACTTCAAGCCATTAATGGTCCAAGAGGTATGACTGGTTATAAATTAGAACCTTGGTTAAAGACGACTAAAGAAGATATGTTTGTTATTGATATGGATAATGTTATGACTATAAGCGAATCTAAGGATATTGAGATGATTATGATGTATCAAACTTGGGTAAGAGAATCTTCTGAAGAGAGAAAAGACCCTACTGGGATAAGAAAAAAGCTTAATGGTAAGATGGGATATAAAGGTAACGTCGCTGATACCAAAGAGATCTTAGAGAAGCTCTTTGAGAAGGACCAATAAAACCCTTTGAACCTTGACAGGCACATTGTACCCATAATCGGATACCTTGTCAAGTTGTCCTCATCTCTCATAGATGTTATAATTACTTCAACACAAGGAAATTCGTATGGCTGGTGTAACAAAAAGAAAAAGATCTATTCATTACGTCAATAATAAGGAATTTCTTGCTGCCTTAATTTTATATAAAAAGGATGTTGCTGAAGCAGAGGAATTGGGCAAACCTAAGCCTAGGATTACCAATTACCTCGGTGAATGTTTTTTAAAGATAGCAACCCATTTATCTTTTAAACCAAATTTTGTTAATTACATCTTTAAGGATGACATGATCTCTGATGGAATCGAAAATTGCGTTCAGTACATACATAATTTTAATC